TTTTGTCGGTGAGCTGCCTGAACTATAATTTCGGTTTGAGATATTTCTCTGGCAGTTTTAAAGACAAGCTTTTCGTCTTCAGTCAAGAAATCAAGGTGTAAAACGCTACCTTGTTGTTTTTGGATACTTTCCCAAACTTCTTCGGTGTTTTGGCCTTTTTCTTGTAATAATTTTTCTAAAAATACGTTCTTAATTACGAACTTACCTTTGGACAAATCCTTGATCATATAGTTGCTCATCCAAGGTTCTATGCTTTGTGAAACTTGCATGATAAACGCAGAAGAAGTCGTTGGCGCAATTGCTTGAGTTGTAGTGTTTCTTCTACCTAAGCCTTTTGTCATTTCGCATTCTCCAAACATTTCAGCTAATTTCTTAGATGCTTTCAAAGAATTGTCGTATATGTTTTTCTGAATTTCAATGTTTATGTTCCTTGCTTGTAAACTTTCAAATGGAATCATCTTGCTTTGCAACAAAGAGTGGTATCCCAATCTACCGATTCCTAAAGCTCTGTGTTTTTGAGAGAACGATACGGCTCTTGCCAAGAATTTTACTTTGGAAGCTTTCTCGATAAACTCGGTCATTGCAGCGTCCAATAAGAACGTTAATACCTCTACACAATCGGTGTCTTTCCACTCTTCGTAGTAAAAATCGTTCATTGATCCCAAATCGCACACAAAAGAATTTTCGTTGTCCGAAGGTAACATGATCTCGGTACACATTTGAGAAGCTTTAATGGAATTCTTTCCCTTATAAACTTCCGGTACTGATTCGTGATTGTTGGCGTTGTCTGTAAAGAATATGTAAGGTAAACCAGTTTCGAATTTCTTTTGGATAACTTTGGCCCAGATCTTTCTCTTCTTTGAGTCTCCTGATTTCATTGCTTCCAACCATTTGTCAGATACGCACACTCCCCATGTAATGTGTTGAATTGGATCCCCTTCTGCTCTAATGTTCAACCACTCTTCGAAATCGGGGTGATCGATGTCTTGATACGCAGAAAAATATCCACGTCTAACCGAACCTTGATTCATTGATTGAGCGCAAGATTGGAATAATTCCAAGAACGCTTTAGAACCGTTGCTGTGTCCGTTGTTTGTAATTTCGCTACCTCTTGGTCTTAAAGCACCGAAGTATCCAGAGGTACCACCGCCGTATTTGCTCATTGTTCCGATCTCTGCTACGGAACTTAAGATGCTTTCTACGCTATCGTCCACGTACACTCCAAAGCAGCTGATAGGTAATCCTCTATTGGTACCAAAGTTGGTCCACATTGGAGTGCTCAAACTAATCCAACCATTGGCTATGTATTGTTGTAATTTTTCGCTGTAACCTTCAACGCCCAAGATTTTCTCTGCTGCGTCTCCTATCACTTTTAATCTGTCCTGTACAGTTTGTCCTGGAAGTAGGTAATCCTTTTCCAAGAACGATTTAGAATACTTGTTTAGCCACTTGATCTTCATTTACTTTATTGTTTGTATGTTGTTAAAAAATATCTTCTGCCGTTATTGCTTGAGCTTTCTTCTGATAAGCTGTTGGCGTTTTGTGGAAGAAGTCAGTGTGTGTTTCCGAGTCTACTTCTACGTTGAACCATTCAGAACCTTTCAATATCTCTTTGTCTATTTCAAATATTGGATTAGCACCGATCATCTTCAAGGATTCATTGAACCTGTTCTTAGTGAATTCTAATACATCTTGCTTAGATAAAAAAGTTAATTCTCCGAGTTCGAAGATCCAATCGATAATATTTTCCTCTGCGGTGTAGGCTTTCTTACAAGCTCTTTCGATTGTCTTGTAGAAGTCCTCGTTGAACCACTCGGGATTTTCTTTTTTGATTAGGTTGATAATATAAGCTCCTGCCATTGCGTGTAACTTCTCTTCTTTCATTGTGGCCTGGATAACGTTATCGATACCCTTGAAAGTGTTCTTCTGCTTATTAAAAGATTTGATAATATAGAACTGGCTAAATAAAGAGCAGTTCTCAACGAATAGAGAAAATAAAGTCAGTGTAAGTGTGTAAAGTTCTTTGTTGTTTGACCCTGCGTTCTTTAGGTACTTTGCAAGGTAATCGATCCTTCCTTGGATAACTGGGTTGTCCATCAGTTCGTCGAAAGCTTTGTTGAATCCAAGTAACTCTAACACATGGCTGTAAGCTCTGCTGTGTCTTACTTCGGACTCTCCAAAAGTATTTCCCAAAGCATCGAACTCAGGCTTTGGAAATTGAGCGTATAAATTGCTCCAGAATCTTTTTACGTTAACCTCGATTTGGGATATAGCCAACATTGCGTTTTTAACCGCATTCTTTTCTAGCTTATTCAAATTAACTTTAAAGTCCTGTATATCCGAATCGTAAGAATACTCGGTATGGATCCAATAGCTGTGATTAATAGCATCCACGAAATCGTAGAGCTCAGGGTATTCGAATGGCTTAAACGCCACTCTTTTCTCAAATATAGACATTATTAGTTAATTTTAATATATAATACACAATAGACTAGCCTGTAGAGTATTTTAGCGCTCTATGATTGGCAAGTCTGTAAAGTTCTAGGTTAATTAAGCAGACGGAAGTTTTCCTAAGTTGTTATCGCTAGGGATAAAGCCGTTTGATAATTTAGCAACATTTGGAGTAGTAATCCTTGTGTTTGTTTGCGTGCTTTGACCGCCAGCATTTAATGCTGCGATTCTATCTGCATACTTATCTGGAGTGTCAGTTGGTCTGTAAGCGTCTCCTTTTCTGGCTTTTTTAAATAAATCTATTAAGAAACTCATGGTATCTGGTTTGTTCTAATAAATATGGACTTTTTAGAATAAAATTAATTAACCTTTTCCTACTAATTCAACAAATTTTTGGTTCAAATAGCTTTTCTCGTCCGGACTAAATGTGGATTTGTTCTGTAGCTGGGTCCTTGGTGGACCGCTTTGACCGTTGTCAAAGGTTAGATCGTCCTCGTCCATTTCGTCCTTATTGATCTCTATGTTACCGTTATTTGTATTCACCTTAGCGCCATAGGTCATACCATCAGCGCCGTATCTGTTCTTCATAATATGTATACGGCCAGTTCCATTGACCTTGTCCTGACGCTTCCTGGACAGAGACATGGCGAAATCCGCAATCATCATCTTATTGTAGGACCCTGCCGCTTTGTCACCTTCGATTACGTCGTCCTTGGCTCCCATTCTATTTACTTGCGATACCGTCCACACTGGCACTTTAAGTTCTCTTGCCATACCCTTAATTGCTGTGTACACGTCGTCGATTGCGTCCTTTGGGTCTATAGATCTTGTCTTGCTTTTTAACAAGTCAACGTAGTCGATAATAACCAAGTCAGGTGGGTACTTCAAGTCCCTACACTTTTGGATGTGAGATTCTATGGTTGCAGGTCCAGCTTTTCCCATTGGGAACTCTTTAATGATCAACTTACCTGGTAACTTATTCACCACTTCGGAGATTTTGTCCTTGTGTAAGTGAATCTGTTGAGCATCGATACCCGTAAATAAAGCATCGTACCTTTTACCAACGTAGTCCTCGGAAAGTTCTAATGTATAGTGGCACACTGTGAATCCAGCTGCTACTGCTCTTGCGCCAAGATTAACTAGCATCCAAGACTTACCACCACCAGGGTTTCCGAATATTAATCCTAGATCTCCAACTCCCAAACCACCCATAAGTAAGTTGTTTAGATTGTCCCATGGAGTTGGTACCGGCGATCTTTGTTCTTGTCTGTATCGAGTTTCCATGTCTTTTTCGTACTCGTGACCGATAGTTTTGTCTTGACCCGCTTTCGAGGCCATGTTAACTATGTGTCTAATGTCTTCGTACTCGCCCTTCTCTAATAGTTTAACCGATTCCAATATCGCGTTCTTTAATTGCTGGTTTCTACAGAAGTTTGAGAACTCTTGCTCTACGTACTCTCTGTCTTCGTTTGCTGCCTTTAAAGCCTCTTTCAATTGTTCTATTACGCTAACCTTCAATACTTCGTTGTCGATCTTCTTTACTTCAACTTGTAAAGATTCTGGCGAAGGGGTTGTGTGATACTTGTAATAGTATCTTAACGTTTCCGATACGATCCATTTGTGAGCCGGGTTATCGAACATGTTAGTGTCCAATACATCGTTAACGTTTTGTAAAAACTCCTTGTGCTTTAATAAGCTCGACAAAACCTTTGTTTGAAATCCATTTCCGTAACTTTGTAGCGTGTTCAATACTGCCATAACTTATTTATATTTTGATAACTGATTAAATTTCTCGAACAACCATATCTGTAGGTTGTTTATGCTTTTGCCCAAATCGTCCTCTTCGTACAGCTCAGCGAACTCTTTTGGTCTAAAGGTCTTCGTTGGATTCTCTAGAATGTAGTCTATGGTTTCCATCGAATCTTGCGGTATGTTGGGATTTTTTAGGTCCATCAACTGTTCGTTAACGTACAGCTGATTTTCGAATGCAAGAATCCTTTCGTATATGTTTCCTTTGCTGGCTCTTGCTTTGTCCAATATTTCGTCTAACGTGAATACAGTATCGTCTGCCAACTCTGGGTAGTGCTTCAATAAAGTCTTCTGCCCAATACCTTTGACGCCTGGTACGTTGTCTCCGCTGTCTCCCATCAATACTTTCTCTGCCAAGAAGTTTTGCGGTGTAACTCCGTACTCTTCCAAAACCTCTTTGTACTGGTAGAACTTTTTCTTGATAGGTGAATATACTGTAATCCTTTCATTCACGAGCTGTAAATAGTCTCGGTCGCTGGACACTATGGTAACTTCTCCAGGTAATTTTCCTGCCAAACAACCGATAACGTCGTCTGCTTCGATCTTGTCTATCGACAACAAATCTACCGGTAAACACTTTAAGTAGTCCACCAATCGAAGTATTTGGTTAGTGATCGACTCTGCTTCTTGTTCTTGATTGTCGAACAAGTCCCAGTTAGTCACCCTACGATAACCTCTATTAGCTTTGTATTCGGGATATAAATACTTCTTGTTAGTCGATCAGCCTTGCCCATCGAACACCAGTATGACCCTGGTTGGTCTGATAAGATTAATTGCGTAGCCCAAAGATTTTAGATAGCCGGTCAATCCTCCAATGTGGTGACCGTACTTATTCACGTGATTGATAATGGTGAAGGACCTTATGAAGGCGTTCAACGAGTCTATGATTAGAACTCTGTCGTTTAACTTCAAAGGTTCCTCCTTTTCCTCTGTGGTATCTTTACCCAAGGAATCCAACATTGCTTTGTATCGTTCTTCCATTATTCGCTATCTGATGAATCAAAAATGTCTTTAATGTCCGTTTCTTCCTCTTCGATCACATCGAAATCTTTCGATCCCAATACTTGTAACCATTCGTGGCTGTGTTCTTTCTTGTACTTGTCCAAGTCCTTCTTGTCGTCGTTGATAAATCCGTGTACGGTCATAATCAACTTGTTAGTTGCAGTAACTCCCGTAATGTGATTCTTATCGCAAGACAATTTAGTTCTCTTGGCAAATTCGACCTCTTTACCGTTTTTAGTAGCTTTGATCTTGTTCGTACCAGAGTTAGTAACGTTTCCGAAAGTAATGATCAACGATGCATCAAAGAACATTGTGTCTCCACCTTTGTTCTTCATCTTTGGCTGACTCATAATAGTTTCGGGCTTTGCGACCCAAACTTTGTTGATGGCAACGAAAGTGTTTGTGTACTGTTGACTTTCCTTTCTCGACATAATGATTTTTTGATTAACGAAGTTACCGAACTGCTGAGACATTGCTCCAGCGTTCCATTCGTTATTGTTCTTGTTAGATTCGATAGATAATCTACAAGGAATAGATCCAACAGAATCCCAAAAGAAACACAAATCGTAAGGTAAGTTACCGTTTTTTTGTTCGTCCAAAATGTCCAAGATAAACGCAGACACGTCTTCGATGCACTGTAACTTTTCTCTATCTACGTAGATGAAGAATCCGTTGTAATCAGAAACAAGACCGTCCTCGTCGGGTACTTCGTTGAATTGAAGACCCATTTGTTTGGCGTGTTCCCAACTCCATTTCATCTCTGTGATAATGAATACCGGTAGTATGCCCATTTTTTGAGCTTGAACTGCGGCTTCCAATAAAGCTGTAGTTTTACCAGTGTCAGAGTGACCTCTTAATAAATTGATGTGACCGATTGCGATTCCTGGAATTTGTAATGCATCTTGAAATGCTGGTGAAAGTGGAATCCATTTTTGCTCTTTGAACTTAACGCTGCTTGAGGATAAGTTCTTAGACTTCTTAAATTTGTCCAAGTTAAACTCGGACTTTATTGCATTTGATATTTTGCCTGTAAGTGCTTTTGCCATTCGTAACAGTTAAAAAAGCCCTCGTATTAGGAGGGCTTTATGATTAGAAATTAAATAAGTCATCGATTTTGGAATCGACATCTTTTTTGGTCGTACTCAATGTGAAAGGTTGAGCAGCTGGTGCTTCTTTTTCCCATGGTAAATCGCCAATTTCGTCAGTCTTAACTACAACAGAATCTGCGTTCTGCTTGATTTCCTCTTCAGGATTCAAATGCGACATCAATGCGCTCTTCATTTCTTCGTAAGAATACTTTTTGAATTGAGTCATTGGGTCTGGTTGTGTAGTCAACCATTGTTTAACTTTGTCCGCGTCTTCTGACAATGGAGTAATTTTAGTTCTTACTCTAATGCTAGAAGTGTTGTAAGATAAACCGGTTGTTTCTTTACCTTGTACGTCGATAGTAATATCACGACCTTGGATAGGATCTGTGAAATCTCCTACGTCTTCGTCTTCAGTCAAAGCCAACAAATCCATGTAAACTTGTTTACCGAATCCCCATAAAACTACACCTAATTCCTCTTGGTTTCTAACGATAACCGGTGCGTACACTCTCATCTTTGGCTCCAACTTCTTGGCCATTTGCCAATCTTCTTTAACAGAAGACTTTCTTAAGCCTTGAGAGAATTCAACGATAGGATCTTTTTCGCCAAAGTTTGACAAAGCGATCATTGTGTTTTTGTTACCGATTCCGTAGTGGAAAAATAACTCTTTAAATGGGTTTGATTTGTTGTACGCCGAAGGAACGATACGTACTTGGTGTTTTCCAACCGCTGGGCTCCATAAGGTCTTGGCTAATTCGCCTTTTTGACCTCCGCGTGGATTTTGTAAAGCCGCTAAACGCGACTTAAGTGCTGATAAGTCCATAACTGTATTTTATTTTATTGAGTAAATATAATCTAACCTTGCGATATAAAAAATCTAAATTTCGAGTTATACGTTCACTATCCTGTGGATAGAAGTATTTAACTTTCTTAGACCATCGTCCTGTGTTAATAGGATAGAATTCTTGTAATCTTGCCACTTGATAATAAACTTTGTGTCAAGTACTCCACCGTTTAAAGATTTGATTAGAGTGTTCAAAGCATTGATTGTGTACAACGTATTGGACTCTTTCTTTCTGTGTAAGAGGATAGTGTTACCCAAAATCTTTGTGCTTGATCCTTCCAATTCTATATTGTAAGTACACATGTATTCTTCGGAGTCAGGAGACTCTAAAACGAATATCTTACCGTACATGATTTTGTACTCTTTATTGATTTCTTGTAATCTCTCCTCAAGTCCGTCTTTAGTAGTAAAACTACAAAATAACTTATTCATAAGCGCCTCTTGCGTTAATTCTAGTGTTTTTAATTCTTCCATAACCATTAAGTATAAATATTGATTTTTGTGTTAAAATGAGTAATTGAGTCCGTGCTTGTGTTTTACGACCATATTGTCCTGTTCCAATATAGCTTTTATGTCCAATAATGTTTTCTTGCCATCGTGAGCCCTAAAGTCGAATAGAAAAGAATCGTAGGTGATTAATACGAGCTTCGTCCTCAGCTTCTTTTCTTCTAGGTATTGATTTATACGCTCTATTTTAGATACGTTGGCCAGAGTCTCCTGATTCTGCACCACGTAATTGAATAACTTTAGTTTGTTCATGTCTTTGGTGAACTTTAATATCCTCCCCGTAGGCAAAGATATTGCGCCCTGTTTTTTATAGTTTTCCCAAGTCTCTTGGATATAAGCGTCCATTTTGGCGAAGAACTCTATGTGTTTGTACTTCTTGTCCACTCCACCGTAAAGTTGTTTGAACGTTATAGTCTTTGATTCTGAGTATTCCTCTTGGGTCAGTTCGTCTTTGCCGAAGTACTCTTTGCCCAACTCGGTGTGAATAGACGTTTTTCCCCATTCGTAGCCGATTAAATTTCCTATCAGTCTCAAGTGATAAGCATCGAAATCGAACTCAACCAAATAGCTATTCGAAGATACAAAACATTCTCTAAACTCTTTGTCCTTTGGTATCGCTAAAAAGTTGACACCGTTAAAAGAGTTGGTGGGTCTACCGGTCAAATTATATAAGTTGTAGTAGGAGTATATAAAGTCTCCGTGCTTGGAACAATTTTCGTTGACTAGACTGTACTTTAGTTTAAATTTATCTTCGTCTATCTTTATGGGATTCTGCTCTACTTTTCTGTACGCATCGACTAGTCTGTCTTGGAATTTTGTGTCCGCTTCTAGCCCAAAGAATCCTTTAACTATCTCGTACAAACACTGACACCTTTCGTAGTGCTTTGCGATCGGTATTATTTCGTTAACGTTTGGTAAGTTTACGAACTTGGAATAATAGTTGTTCTGCAATAAAGTATCGCAATCGAAAGGTTCGTAATTGTTGGTCTGGTCCAAATAGATAAAATTAATATCGATTGTATTGTCCAGATCTAAGAAATAAGCGTGATACTTTTTGTCTATTAAGTACACGTTCTTGTGTTTGGACAAAAAGCTTTTGACTAATTCCAAATCAAGCGAAAAAGCTTCTGAATGTTTGAAAGGAAATATGTAGCCTTTTTTACCGTCGTTATAATATAGTAAACTTGGGTAAGATAATTTTGGGTGGAATTTATCGTTGCCCGATATGAGCTGAACGAAGCACTCTTCTGTGTGCTCCATTTGACCGAACTGCTCTATAGTTTCTACGATGAAATACATGTTTATAACCTTTATTGGATGTAAACATATACTATCTCATTGACATTGAATAATTTATTTATGCAGTGGGTTTTGCGAACTTGGAATAGTTTCCACCGATGAATTCCACCAAACCAAAGAAGTTGGGGTTCGCTGCTTCGACCAATCTTTTATTAGTGTCGATTATGCCTGCTCTAGTATCGTACTGACTAATTCTTACTGAGTTCAATGGTCCGGTTAATTTCCATGCAATAGATACTGTCTGTAACATCGATGTATCGTAACCTGCGTCGCCGTTTTTTATTTCCGTGTATTGCGTTGGAGAAATTTCTGTGATGTAACCCTTGTTGTTTATCTGTTTTGCAAAGTACCTGTTAATGTAACCCAAATTGTAATCGCTTTGGATAGGATTCGGAAAATAGGACACTAAAGACTTTGGTTTGTTAGATAAAATTTTAGTTGAGTTTGCTAACTGTTGTTTTAAAGTAGCGGAACCGTCCACCAAAGAAAGTCCTGGTATACTATTGGTAAAATTAGAAATCGGGGTCAAAGGTTGATTTGGACCGGTTATTGGGTCAGGACCGCTAAAAGTTTGCCCGGAAAAAGTCGTGTAGTAAGGACCCGAATAAGGCGCGCCGTCGAGTATAAAATCTTGACCCTTTGTGAACTGATTCGTTTTTATTCTGAACGATGGATAATATCTAGCTGGCATAATTAGGCTGTTTTACTGAATAAGGCTGAT